GAATATAGATATAGATAGATATTCTATTCAATATCTTAAATATAAAGATATAGCTTTAGAGTTTATTAAACAAGGATATAGTAATATAAGAGTTATTTATCATAAACATTATCCTAATGCTTCCAAAGAGAGTTTAGATGTATTGCCTTATGGGTTATTGGACAATATTAGATTTCAAGCGGCGATTGAGGAGGCGTGGAGTGAATTGAAGATTGAGGATTTGGATATCGCAAGAACCGTAGTTCATACTTTGCATAATATAGCAATAAATGGTAAGAAGGAAGCCGATAGAATCAATGCTGCCTCCTGGCTCGGCAAGACCAAGGCATTATTTATTGATAAGTCAGAGGTCAAGAACGGGGTATCCATAGCAGATAAGCAGGCACAGAATGAACATATCAATAATAGGCTCAAAGAGTTAGGGATATTGCAGTAAGGTAACATAATAATTATTATGCGTAGTTGTATATGAATGAAGCACAGGTAAAACAAATAAGAAATATACAGGCAGAGATAGACGCTGAGAGAGATAGGATGGATGGTGGAAAGAAAGACCCCCACCCCACCGATTATGATATAAAGATTATACCTAATCCTCACTCTCCTATCGCCCAGCAAAATTAGCAATCACTATGTCCATCGTATTTGTTTTCCTGAAGGCATTTAACGTAATCATAGACACCAAGTTTGACAAACTGATATTCCTGCTCTTTCTTGGGATTGACATAAATAATTTGTTTACCATCCTGCGTTGGCTGAGGGTAAAAAATTATAAATGAAATGGCAGGACATCCTTCTCCAGAAATGCTATAACTGCATAGGCACGGGCGGCGGGGAAGTCAGGGTAAAATTTGTTCCTCGGCAAAAAGAGAACAAAAGTTTCTTAGTGCCTATTGTAGAGAGTTACCCGTTGAGCCAGAACATCTGCGAGGAAGTTGAGGTGAAGGTTGAGGATTAAAATATTATTAATTATCTTGTTTGGATTGATTTTTATAGGAAACCTTTTTGCTTTTACGGTAGAAGATATAACTGTTGACAAGAAAATCTTCTATCGTATTTATATCGGTGATGATAAAAAAACAGATTGGATAGATTTAATTGGGAAATATAATTTAGAACAGGATAAATTTATCTTTGAGGACAGAAGCCCCATAAAAAGTATTGATGTAAATAATTATAGGATTGTCTTGGTAGTAAAGGAGAAAAGTCTTTGGAAGATTTATTGGTCTCCTAATCCACTTGAAATAATAGTGGTTTTGCTTGAACCTTATATACCAGAAAAAGTAACACCTTTGATTTGGAAAACTATTTATAAGAAATAAAAGTTGAAGACTAAGTAATTTTAATCGCTGACATTACTAAGGCGGTTTTTACGGAGTTGTTTCCGTAGAGGCCGCCTTTTTTATTTATGAAACTTACAAATAAAGAAACTAAAGTTTTAATTTCTTTAATAAATATGTTCCAGTTTGACGGGGCAGAATGGGCCCTTGAAGGAATATGGTTAACAAAATTAAAAAATAAATTAAATGCCATTAGATACCGCATACACAGATAGCCTGATTAAGTTCAAGCTCTCATTCCACGGCTTCTGCCGGGATTGCCTTGGTTATAAGGATATGAACGATATACATAAGGAATTATGCGATTTTATGCAGAAAGACTCCAATAAGTTTAAGTTAATTCTTATGCCCCGGTATACCTTTAAATCCTCCATAGCCACGGTGGGTTACGTCCTCTGGCGGTTATCCATAAATCCTGATGAACGGGTATTGATTTATTCCGATGCAGCGACAAAGGCGACTGGCTTTCTGACATCGCTGAAAGCGCATATTACGGGCCAAGTGGCTAACTCCAAGTTCAGGGAGAATTATCCTGGTTGGGAGTCCGACATCAAGAGTGGCAAGTGGAATGAGAACCAGATAGTCATATCAGTCAGGAAAACTACTATGCCCGAACCCACCATAGACACAGGCGGAACGGAGACCTCCAAGGTTGGTTTCCATTATGATGTAATTATCTTTGACGATATTGTGTCTGATAAGAATATCACCACTAAAGACCAGATGGACAAAGTTACGGAGTGTTACAAGAAGGCATTGTCCTTATTACGCCCGGGCGGGATGGTACTTATTGTGGGAACAAGATGGCACTTTGGGGATTTATACGGGAGGATTATTGCCGAGAATGAAAATAAACATAACTTTGGACTCTTCATCAGGCAAGCGGAAAAGGAAGGCAAGTATTTTTTTGATAATATCGGAAAGAATTCACTTACTCCAGAATTCCTGAAACAACAAAAAACAGAACAAGGGAGTTACATTTTTTCCTGCCTTTATCTTAATTCGCCGGTAGACGACGAGACTGCGATTTTTAAAGTTACTGATTTTTCCTTCTATGGGAAAATCAAGAATGATGATTTGTATATCACCGCCACGGTTGATCCCGCAGGCAAGGGCGAGGACTTCACCGCAATCACTGTGGTCGGGACGGATAACAATATGGACATGCACATACTTGATGTCGTTAATGAGCATCTGCAACCCTCGGAGATAGTTGAGAATTTAGTTAGGTTACAATATGAATATGGCTTTGGGATTTTGGGAGTGGAAACTAATTTCTTCAGGGGTATGCTTGAATATGAGATTAAGCGCAGGCGGGATGAGGAGCATCGAGAGAACCCCGAGGACTTCAAATTATTCGGCATACACGAGTTTACCGCCTCAAGCAGGGACAGCAAGTTCAACCGCATCCGTGCATTGCAACCTTACCACGAGAGGGGAGCATTGAAGTTCCCCGGGGAGAGGTTTGAGTTATTGAAGGGCGCGTTCAGCGAGTTGGCTTGGCAGATGATACAATTCCCTTCCGCGCCTCATGATGATTGCGTGGATTCATTGGCGCAACACCTACCGCTTATCCGTAAGGGCGGATTGGTCAAGAAAGCGGAATTACCGATAAATAGTCCAGCTTGGCTTGAGTTGAAAAGTTATGAAAAAGAAATTAAATACAATATGGGATTGCCGAGGAGATTGCGCAGAGAACCTGCGGATTTGGCTTTTTCGTGATGGAAGAAAAAGAAGCAATAGATTTATTAGGCAAGTTAAAAAGTTTTATGGAGAACACCAGTAAGCAAATAGAAACCTTGATTATCAGGACGCATAATTTACAGGTTGATTTGGATAAATTAAAAAAATATATCGTAAACGAAAATAAAATAATCGTGAGAAATTAAATGAAAAAGAAAATCATAAGAAAAATTCCAAAAAATAAATTTGTTAAGAAATATAAAAAAATTGCAAAGGAGGCGATAAAAATGGCAAGGAAACCAGAAGTAGAGAAACAGGAAGAAGAGAAAAAGGAAGAGGTAAAAGAAGTGAATGAAAATATTTTGAGAAAAAACTCTGGGCATTTGAACTTGGAAGAAAAATAAAGGATAAACTTATGTTACCAATATCTGACGATGAAATAAGGCGCTGGCGGCTCGAGATTGACCAAGCGGAGAATTTCAGGCGGGATGAGTTTGGTTCTAACTTCAAGGGCGAAATAAAAGGCGTTGGGGAGAATATCGGATACTTTGAGAAAGGATTTTCTGCTCGATACTTGAAGGACTATTCTAAAATAGACTCCAATTACCTCGTCCCTCTGAATATAATTTATCCCATAGTCAAGAATATAATCCCGTCACTGTATTACAGAAACCCTTACATCGTAGCCATACCCAAACGCAAGCAGGACGAAGATTCATCCTCTTATGTCTCGGCGATAGTGAACCATTTTTATAAACAGATTGATGTAAAACGGGTAAACCAACATATTATCTTTGATGCTTATGTTTTGGGTATGGGTGTCTGCAAACTCGGTTATGCCACTCGTTTCGGTATGGACATAGAGGACACAGAATTGGAAAAAAAACGACAACAAGAGAAGAAGAAGGGAATATTGGAAATGTTGGGGTTGAGGAAACCTAAAACTCCGGAGGAATTACCCAAGAATATAGACCTGAATGAATTTATCATCGCTGAAAGTCCTTATATAATTTGGGTCAATCCTTTTAACTTCGGCATAGACCCCTCTGCTAACTCAATCTATGAGGCTAATTATTGTTATGAAAAAATAGTTACCAAATTAGACCTTGTGAAAAATAATAAAAATTATAAGAATACAAAGGATTTGAAGGGTATGGATTTAGAACCAACATATCAGAAGGACATCCCCACCACACAAATAGAAAAGTTCAAGCCGATAGAATTGTATGAGATACATTACAAGACTGATGATGGAATTAATATTTTAGTCTTGGCTAAAGACCAGAATGATTATGTGGCATTGAGGCACGATAATTCAATCTACGAGATAGACGGATTCCAGTATGAGACCCTGACTTTTAACAAACACGGACATAAACTTTATCCGAAATCCGAGGTGGACATCACCAAACCTTTGCAGGACAGGATAAATAATACCTTTGAGAATATCCTTGAGCAATTAGATAAGTTTATGACTAAACTTGCCTATGATGAAACAGGAGTTACTGAAGCCGGCAAGAAGGCGTTGAGAGATGGCATGCTCGGTTCATTAGTTGCTTGTAATAAAAATCCTTCAGAAGCAATTAAAGAAATTGCTTTTACCCAGGTCAAGGGCGATTTGATGGTGCTTATTGATAAAATGGTTGATATTATTTCACTTGAGACAGGTATCACACGGGCGATGTTGACCGGCCTTACTTCGGCCGAGACTGCTACTGAAGCCCAGATAGGGCAGGCGGGACAGAACTTGAGGATTTCTGACAAGGCGGATATGGTAGCGGATTTCTCAAATAGACAAGGCCGCAAACTCTGGCAGATAATTAGGCAGTTCGTCGATTTGGAGGAGATAGAACTTATCACAGGTGACACTGCTTTTGATGATGTTACTGGGACACCGAGATATTCTTGGCTGGACCCCATTGACCGACTTATGCAGGATAAACTTATTACAGGCAAATACGACTTCCAAATAGAGGTCGGCTCTACCCAGAAACCCGATTTGCCCGTATTGCGTAAACAGGTTGAGAATATGGTCAATATCCTCGGTGGCAAGGGCGTATTGGAGGCATTTGCGGCGCAGGGATACAAGATAGAGTTGGCAGAGATATTCAAGAAATATCTTCAGATGTTCCCTGATGTATTTACAAACATTTCACGGATTATAAAACCCATACAGACGCCACAACAGGCGATGTTGCCGCCTCCTGGGGCAGGACAGCAACCCATGGGGACAGGTGGTGCTGGAGTAGGGGTAATCCCGCAACAGAGACAGGCTAATCCTCCGACACCTGCGGATATTATGTCAAGTATGGGCGGAGAAAAAGGAAGTACAATACCTCTCGCATAATATGGCACGATACCTTTGGAACGAAAAGACGCACCAGTTAGAATTGATAGGCGATGGATTTAGAGACGCTAATGCCGGGCTTAACGGGCCAGTGTGGTGTCCAGAGCAAGGTTACTTTGATATGGTCTTAAATAAACATTTTGAAACCAAAAGAGAAAAGCGTGCATATATGCGTGAAAAAGGTTTGATGATGCAAGGAGGTGGCAGACCAACAGCAAAAAAAGAAGGTTCTACTTACTATTCTTTCCCCGGGCAAAAAACAATGAGCCGAGGTTATAAGTATAGATGATAATTTAACTAAAAGGAGGAACAAATGGCGATAAAAAATGAAATGGTAGGAATAAAGATAGCGAAACAGGCAAGCAAGGGCGCACCGAAAGATGGATGTGCAAGGGATGTTACTCCAAGAAAAGAAGTCGGCGGTCCTTATAACAACCCGTCGAAAGTGCAGGCCAAGGGGATGGAACACAAGGTAGGCAAGTTGGGAAA